GATAAATTTAGTGCCTGGGGTTGGTTACAAAACTATTCAAAAACTACCTGAAACCGATTTCGAAGCTGTCATCGGCACATCGCTGCAGGGGGCGTAATGGAAAGCTACGCAGCAACACAAACAGCCGAAAGCGTGTGGGCGTTTACATGGACGGCCGTACCGTCCACCGCCTACGAGGTGTGGCTGGACGGCTCATTGCTAGATACCACCGCCGAGGGTGTGGGTGGAAACCACGACCACCGCAGTTTGAATAGTTTTCCACAATTATTGAAGACCCCTTGCGGGTCTTTTTTTATTCATTATTCTATAACCATAACAAAGCAACAAAGGAGCCAACCATGCGAGTTACACTTACCAAACCTTACAAAAAAGTCATCTTCAATTGGGATGATGAGGGCAAAAAATATGACCTCGTAACCCTAGGGGATATTACCGATGAAGAGGTTGAACACCTGATCGCCACTAAAGCCCACGAAGGTGCTGAAGTGCCTGGGTGGGAATCCGTTATCAAATAACCCGGCTTAATTTGAAAGGAGCCAATTATGCGTAGTTTACCAGTCAGATTCAGAAAACTTGCCCCCATACCCGAGGGGCGGCACTACTTTGTTACAGGTGCGGGGTGTTGGGGTAAGGGGCCTACCCTGGAAACGGCCCTGCAGATGTGTGCCCAGGCCAGCAGCAGTACTTACGGTAAGTTTAAACCGGCATCATCCAGGGTTATGGTGCAGCATGTAGACCCTGAAGCGTTTGTGGATGGCGACGACATGATCGTGACACCGGCGGGTAAGGACCGCCCGGTTGAAGTTTGTAGATTTAAGTAAACACCCCCGCTAGCGGGCTTAGCGGCTCGCTAGCGGTTTGAATAGTTTTCCACAATACATTGAACGGGGTTGCACTAGTTATTCATCATCAACCTTGACCAAATCACAGTAACCAAAGCCAAGAAAGTACGCGGCAGCAAAGTTACCGCCTACAACATCGACTTGAACGGCAAGCCATACGCCCAGGTGTTGCGTGAGGTTGCCAAAGGTGAAACCCACACTTGGAACATCGGATTTGCCGACCGCCGCCCAGGCATGGGAGGTTACGCTACCAAGGGTGAGGCCATCGCCGCCGTACGCGGCACCATCTAAACAGAAACACCACCCCAACCTAAAGGCCTCTTTGCGGGGCCTTTTTTTATTCAAAGTTTTCCACAATACATTGAACGGGGTTGCACTGGTTATTCATTACCCTATTATATGGCCATAACGAAACGGCAAACAACTAAAGGAGCCAACCATGAACAAGCTATCCAGAAAATTCACACAAGTTAAAGGCCTCAAAACTACCAAGGGTGCGGAGCAGAGGCTAGAGCGGATCTTAGAAGACGCCGTGCTGGATAAGCCGGTTGAATACGTAATCATTACCCAGGAAGACGGAACGTTTGTACCGCTGGTGATGTTATCCGCAGATGACAGCTACCTGATGCACATACTGGCCGGTAACGGGGTGTGCGTATGGGCGGTATGCTAAACGCCACGACAACCCATCCTAGGCCCCGGAAAGGGGCCTTTTTGCGTCGTAGGTCCGCCATGTAACATATGTACCCTTTACTTCACACCGAATACGGTTTATTGTTCCCCCAGATAGAGGAGACCAATAAACATGTCGCACAATAATAAGTACAGTCAAAAAGTCATTGTTGACGCCTACATACTGGCCAAAGATGGATTCACCGACGAGCAGGTTGCGGGCAGCCTGGGGGTGAGTGGAACAACGTTTAGGCGATGGGTGGGCAAGTACCCCACCCTAGCATATGCACTGCAGCGGGCACGCGAAGATAGTCCTGATACGTTCCAGGATTATATCTATAGCCAGCTATCGGACGAGCTGCGAGATGTGTGGGACGAAATCATGTGTGTACTGGATGATGGAGGGACCCGGGACGGTATTGAGGCCATCTTAAAAAACCAAGGCACCAGGGCACGCCAACAACTTTTCATACACAGCCTAACCCAAACGAACTTCAATGTTTCAGAGAGCCTCAGGCGGGTAAACATATCGCTAAGCAGCCTGGAGCACTGGAAAAAAACAGATCCGGACTTTTTACAGCTTTTTGAAGAAATCAATTTCCACAAGGATAACTTCTTCGAAAATGCATTCATGCGATCAGTAGCACGCGGCGACACCAGCACCATCGTACATGCCGCCAAGACCAAGCTAAGGCACCGGGGCTACAATGATAAAATTGAAGTTGAGTTGAGCGGCCACGTAGAGCAAAAAGTACACCACACGTACAGCATCATGGACCTAGATCTGGATACCGCCACCATGCGTAAGATACTGGACGCCATGCGGGCCAAGCAGCAAGCGGAGGCAGTATGATTGCCCCCCTGAACCCCGGTGTTGTCGGCGTTAACGAGGCCGAACTAGTACGCAAAATATCCCATCAAAGTTTCTTTGAATTTGTTAAAGAATTTTGGCATGTGGTAGTCCCCGAGGACCCACTATGGAACTGGCACATACCCTACCTATGCGATACGTTCCAGGCGGATGCGGAGCGGGTGTTTGAGGGTAAAGATAAGTTACACGATACGATAGTGAACATCAGCCCCGGCAGCACCAAAAGCACCATCCTATCAATCATGGCACCGGCCTGGATACACGCCCGCCATCCGGAGATGCGGGTACTGGCGGCAAGCCACACACAGACCCTGACTTTTGAATTGGGCCGTAAGTGCCGTATGGTAGAGGAATCAGATCTATACCGAAAGGCCTTCCCGGAAGTCGTACCATCGAAGGACCAGTGGACCAAAAGCTTATTCATAAATACTAAGATGGGTGGCCGCATGGCCGCAACGGTAGGCGGTATGTCACCCACCGGATTCCACGCACACTTCATTCTAGTGGATGACCCACTCGATCCACAGAAAATAAGCAGCCAACAAGAGATTGAAACAGCGAATAACTTCATGGCCGAGGTGCTGCCCACCCGCAAGGTAGACAAGGGTGTGGTCCCTACGTGGCTAATCATGCAGCGGCTACACCAAAACGATTGCACCGGGTACATGCTAAAGAAGGGGAAGGGGAACATACGACACATATGCATACCGGCGGTAAAGAGTACAAGGGTACGCCCACTAAGCCTACGCCGTAAGTATGTAGATGGGTTAATGGACCCGGTTAGATTGAATCGGCAGGTGTTGAATGAGTCTGAAAAGGATTTGGGGGCGTTTGCATATGCCGGACAGTTTGGCCAGCACCCGGTACCCAGGGGCGGCGGTATGTTTAAAGTAGTGAAGATTGATGTTGCCGATAGAGCACCACGTAAGGGGCCGCGTGGTAGCTGGGTGCAGCGTGTACGGTTTTGGGACAAAGCGGGTACTAAGGACGGTGGTGCCTATACCGTGGGCTTCCTTATGGGTAGGTGGCGGCCTGCTAATGCTGCTGATGACGGCAGTGAAGATGAATGGTGGATACTGGATATTGTGCGTGAGCAGTACGATGCCGCCGAACGCGAAAAGATGATTAAACAGATTGCTAAGATGGACGGCCGCGACGTGATTGTTGGCATTGAACAAGAACCCGGCAGTGGTGGTAAGGAGTCAGCACAATTGACCGTGCGGCGACTTGCCGGACACATAGTGAAGGTAGTACCCGCCGTGGGTAGCAAGGAGGACCGTGCGGATGCATGGGCCACCATGGTAAATGGCGACTCGTTCACCATGGTTAAAGCTAACTGGAATCATGAACTATTCGAGGAGATGCGGTACTTCCCGCAAAGTCAATACAAGGACCAAGTCGACGCTGGTGCAGGTGCTTTCACCATTTTAGCTAAGCCCGTGCAGCGGGTGGGGGCACGCCGCATAAATAAAGGTCGGTAGTATGAAAGTTAAAGGTAAAGACAAAGTTTGTTTCAAAGATGTTAAGCAAGGTCATGTCTTCATTTTAGATGGCAGGGTCTACATTAGGACGGTCCCCACAAACAAGTACAACGCCGCTAATCTAGAAACCGGGCACATACGGGAAATTGGCCCGGACCTAGCCGTGATTTTGAAGCCAAATGCGACAGTCCACCTTGATTAATTAACATTGCGTGCAGGAGGCGTACAATGCAATTAATCAAACCCACCCGGATAATATACACCGGCCCGTTAACGGTGGGCCTGCCCGAGGCTATACGTAATGTAAAGGCGGCCCACGCGGCAAGCCGTTGGGAGCCTGAGGTGTTGGTGCTCAGTAGTGAGACGGGTGTCGCCCGTGGTGCCCGTTGCTATTTTGACTGTGACCGCACGTTAGCGGAGGACTGCCCCGTTAGCCACATCGTAAACGACGCCGATGCCGTAGTCGCCATCTGGGACGGCATGTGTACCCATACGTACGGCGTGATACGTGCAGCGGTTAAGATCGGTTTGCCCGTTGAAATATTCCCGCTGTTGCCTGAATTAAAAGGGGATAAGCCTTGGCAGGGCCGCTTAGTGTATGGGGGTACTGGTGATTAGAAAAATAAGATCGGGTGAATAC